TCTCCTCCAGCTGGAGCACTTACGCCTTCGCCACCACCGAGAATAGCCCTCGCCCGATCGAGCTTCTTTTTCAGTTGCACAAGCTCCTCTACTGGATCTTGCGTTTGCTGCTGCTGTTTTTGAGGCTCGGCCGTTGTGAAGCCGTACTGGCTCAGAAAGTCGTAAACGCTTTGTATGTCATCTTTCTTCTCTTTCTTTGGTTCGGCTTCGTAGCCCAACTTCTCCGCGAGTTCTTCCTTCCATGAGTAGTATGTTGTCCGTGGTACACCCACAACCTCGCACGCCTGTTTAATCGAATATCCTTGCTTTATCAGCGCATCGATGGCCTTTACTTTCTCCAATTTCTCTTCTGGGCTCAGAGAAGCCTTTTCCTTCTCGCCCTTCTCCCCCTTCTCGACACCCATGTTCGACACCCTGTTTCGACAGTGTATTGAAAAACGAATATAAAGCTTTCCTGCAGCTGAAAACGAGTCGAGAAGTGTCGAACAAGTGTTGAAGGTTTTCGTCAGAATGTCGAAACACAGCTCGACAGCGAGTTCAAAAAATGTTCAAGACAGTTCAGAGTTTGGTAACCTTCTTGAGCTGCTGAACCTCTGGCAGCTGCTCGAGCATGCCGAGCAAGGTATTCGTCGTATCGCAGATGTTCTTCAGCAGCGAATGACTTCGAACTGCGTCGCGGTCCTTTATGGCGAGCTCCAAGTCGGTGAGCTTGACTTTGATCGCTCCGAGGCCCCAGCCGATGTACTTCCAGCTGAATCGCTTCACGGGGATTCGCACATGGTACTTTTCTGCCCTCAGCATTTCTTCGGCCACGATTCTGCTCGCTTCGTCCGTTACAACAAACAGGTTGTCGTCGTACGGCATGTATGGGTCCAGAACGGCCTCGAACCTGTCTCTGTAGCGCTCGGGATCCAAGCCAACCTCTTTCAGCAGCTTCGAGAACTCCTGCCAGAGCTTTTCGATGTCTTCGTCGCTGAGCACCCTTTCTCCAGCAGCCTTTCGCTCGAGCCCTTTCTGAATCTCTTCCGCTTTCTCGATCTCCTTTACAGCCATTTCACACTTCGACGCGAAAACCGCGAGACCGCTCCACAGCATGTATGGCTTCTTCAGTTCCACAGCTCTCTCCCAATTCGGAATAGATGTCAGCGCGTAGCGAACGACTCCAGCTACAAACCTCCAGTTCACCTTCGGAGCTGGCTTCGGCTTCGGCATAGGTCTAACCTTCTTGACAACCCTTTTAGCCTCTTCGGAAGCTCTCCTCACCTGCGTGAGCGTCGGTATCTTCGGCTCCACTCTCTCATACTCGCCGCGGAAGGTGAGTACATTTACCGCGTTGTGCTCCTTATTAGTTATCCTTATTATTTTATAGAGGTGCATCGCGGTAACTGGATGCCCCTTGATTATCTTCACTGTCAGGCCAGTACCCTCGTCGCGAACTGGAATAACCCAAACGTCGTAGGTGAACCCCTCGAGCCGCTTGTACTCTGGCTTTCCGACGACCTCGAGCTTCAGTAGGTCGCAGAACTTCTTGACCTCTTCTGGAATCTCTTCTTCGAACCTCCTCTCCTCCTCGATCTCGTGTTGGATGTGCTCCGTCAGCTTCGCCTGTTCGGTGAGTTTTGCCTCGATTTCTCGCAGCTTGACCTCTTCCTCCTCCAACCTGATGCGCCTCTTCACCTCTGGCGGTGGGAACAGGTCCTCGAACTCTTCCCTCGTTATCACTCCTTCCCTCAGTAGCTTCTTCGCGAACTCCTTGACATCTTCGAAGCCCATCGTCCGCATGAGATCGAGGTACTCTTCCTTTCCCTCATAGGCTCCAAGGAGGACCTCATAGAGATAGTTGTACCACTGCCTCTCGTACTTCTCCGCGAGAGTTTGGTAGTCCTTCGGCATGTACTCTTTCAGCGTCGGATAGGCATCGATGAGAACCTTGAGATTCTCTTGGAACTCAAGAGTTGGGTCAGCATAAGCCTCGATGTCGATCTGGTCGAGAACCTCGGATGGAATCCTGTAGGCGTAGCGCAAAACGAACCACAGCTTGTGCGTGCGCTGCTTCTTTGTTTGTGGTCGAACTTCTCTTTCAGGCATCGTCAGTCCTCCTTAAACCTTTGGAAGACCTCTCTGATCGCTTCAGCCATCTCCTTTCTCCAGTCTTTTTTCTTTTCCTCTTCCATTACTCTTCACCCAACTCTCTCAAAATCTTTTGCCAATCAGCTTCAGCAGGCTTCTCCGCCTCACGTATTGTTCTTTCCCAATCAGCTTCTTCTTGCTTTTCAGCCTCTTCGATTATCGATTGCCACTCAACCTTCTTTTCTTCAGGCTTCGCTATCCTCTCAGCCCTCTCTCTCGCCCTTATACCGTTCGGAGGCTCTACTGGAGTTCTGCGCCCTTCAAGAACCTCTCTTGCGTACCTCGATTTGGTCTCACCGACGATCTTAGCAGCCTTCTCATATCCTTCGTAGGTCTCCTCAGGAAGCCATGTCGTGAGTGGAGGATCTCTTCTGATTTCCTCGATTTGACGGTTTATGCTATCCACAGCCCTATTAATTTCCGAAGCTATGACTTCGATAGCTGCTAAAACTCTGTTTCTCAGAAACGCCTCTTTCAAGAACTCCAGCTCGCCCTTTATGTCCTCTTTTGACATCTTGTCCACTTGTTCTATAAGCCAAGCTACTCGATCGATCGCTTTTTCTGTCTCATACAAAGCGTTTTCCACCTTACCCAAAGCACTCTTCAGAAATGCGTCGCGGATGTGTTCCAATTCTGCTATTATTTCCTCCTTTGTAAGGTCTCCCCGTTTCAGTGGTGGATCCTCGATGTACTTCACCACAATGTCTGCCAGGACCTCGTACTGCTCCCAAGCGTCATCGAACTGACCCTCCCTGATGAACATCTCCATGGCATCGAATATTTCTTCGGCTTCCTCAACGGCTGGCCCTGACAGCAGCTCTCTGAGTTTTCGAAGCTCGCGGAGCGAGGCATCTGTCCTCTCCTTAGCCATCCAATACGCCAAATTAGAAATCGCCGCGACGATATCTTTCGCCACACCCATGTCTACCACCAATATTACATCATTCCATACTTCTTAAGAATTGCTTCCCAGTCGCTCGACTCCTCAGACTTCCCTAATTCTTTCTCGACTTCCTTCTGCATGCCGAACAGAGCCATGAGCGTTTCGAGCTGCTGCCGTTTCTTCAGCCAGCGCTTGTTCCAGTTCTCGAGATCCTGCAGAACCTTGTCCTTCGGTATGTCCTTCGGAATGTAGACCCGGGCAATGACCTCATCGCCGTTCGGAAGCTCCACGAAGTCGAAGACCATCTCGATCGCCGTCTTGGTTGTTGCCTGCCTCTTGAGCTGGAAGTTCCTGAAGATCTTGTCCTCGATGACCCAATAATAGCCGTTGTCGTACAAAACGGCGTACTCCCTCTCCTCAATCACCCTCATACTCGCCTACCCCCCTCAACAGTTCCTTCAGCGCGTGCTCGTAGTCCTCGAACTTTGCCGCATAACGCTTCCAAGCCACCTTTACATTCGGGTCGCACCATATAATGATTCTAACCTTGTCCTTGCCCTTTGGCACATGGATCACCTCCGATACAAAAACAAATTTAAGGATATAAATATAGCTTTCTTCGGTGGTGGGTATGGCACAGATGGGTATTAGCGTGACGGAAGCCCTCGGGATCGGGAAGCAGACGGAGAGAGTCTATGTACCGAGAATCATACACGTCGACTGGAAAGAGCAAGTGCACGTCCTGATCGGCGTCGCCAGCCACGTCGCGTGGGCGAAGCTGGCGATGAAGTACAAGACGATAAGGCTCAGGGGCTACGACAAGTTCAAGGAGCACAAGCAGCTGACTGGTGCTCTGATGAAGGCGTGGTGCTGGGAGCTCGTCGAGGACAAGATCAAGGCTGTCGCTGGCAGCGCCTAACGGCTTCTTAGACTTCCAAATTTTTTCGTGAGGTGTTTGGGATGGTGGTCGGAAAAGTGGGTGGAGGATTAGAAAAAGTGAGGATAGGGATCGAAGATATCACGGAGACCTACAAGAAGAAGATCAGCGCTTCAATACTCCCGCCCGACCCCCTTAGGATAGTCAAGGCTGTGCTCAGAGGACCTGTAATGGTCGAGCACATACTCCCGATTCCTCCGGTGCTGGAGAGCATTCACAGCAATGTCACCGAGCCGCTCATCGAGGAGCTTCCGAGACTTCCGCTGACTGGAGACTTTCCGATACACAAATGGAAGGAGTGGATAAAGGAGTGATGCACCATGGCTCCGCAGCTTCTTGAGTTCAAGCCCGAAAAAGTTGCCGAAGCTTTTGCAGCGTTTCCACCGAAGCTCTCGGCTCTGGCAGAGATATTCGCAGCTCCAGAGGAAGTTTTCGAGCAGCAAGCCGCTGCCGCAGGAGTTCCAGTACCTCCAGGCCCAGCAAAAATGACCGCTCAGTTCATGAAGAGCGTCGAGAGCATGGCTCCAGCACTTCCGAGCTTTACACCGCTGTTCAGGGGAGGGGCAAGTGGAGAAAGAACAGGAGAAGAGACTTACACGAGTTCTATGGGCTCGGGCTCTCAGAAATCAGAAGGTGGAATTGATGTCTAAATATTAATTCCTTCTTTTTTGGCTTCTTCTTCTTTTAGTTTTCTAAGCCCTTTTACAAAAGCATGTGATGGGTTGTGAAAAGTTCCATCTTTAAGCCTCTTCTCGAGCCAATCTATCAAATCTTTGTCTCGATCTCTGATATATACAGAGTACTTTCTCCCCATATCTTACAATATCGTATAAGATGTTAAAATATTTTTTCATCCTTTGCAAGGTTACTCCACTTTTCATCCATACTTTTAAATAGAAGTTGCACACAGTTTTCTGTGAGGTGGTCGTATGTACATAATTGCGGATGCGAAGGAGGTATTTCTGGCTAAGAGGGAGCCATACATCAACGCCCTGAAGCTGGTTGAAGCGGCAGCAGAGGTAAGAGCCAGAGAAGTTCTCGGTGACAAGCTGAAGTTCGGAGGTCTGCTACCGAGAGAGGGAGAGTATGCAAAGGTTACCATAAGACCCGAGATGTTCAAAGGGATGGCGGGAACTACACTAAGCGGTTCGTTCAGACAGAATTTGACAGACACTGGCTGGCAGACGATCTTGGAGTGCGACCTAAGCAGGAACGGACCTGTAGGTACTGAATATGTAATGGGTATAGTCGGTGTTGCAATCTTGGATCCAGCAATCAGGATCAGCCAGATCAGGATCAGAAAGGGAGATTGGACATTCTCGGTGATGGACATCGAGAGCGCTAAGGTTGCCAAAGGCCCTGTAGTGATCCTCTTCAAGATCTCAGAACAAGAAGCGAAGGACTTCGTCTTCGACCACACCGCCAAGTTCTACTTGGATGCCTATGTAGTGTCAATGGGCTATCAGACTGTAAAGCCAGAGGGTATAGCATTCCTACCGCAGGAGAAGGCTATTGCTCAGACCTACAGCTAATGGCTTCGTAAATTTTTTGACGGGGTGATCTGAATGGTTACGGTAAAGAGTGTCAGCATTAGAACGAGAGACGATGGAAGACTCGAGGCTGAGGCAAGAGTTACAGCCGCTTCTGGAGACACCATAAAGGCTTCAGACCTCGAACTTAACACCATCGAGATGGTTAAGTCAATACTTCCTGAAGTTACGGATCATGTCGTTACAGGAGTCTCAATCACTAATCCTGGCAGCTATGGCAACTCGATGACATTTACAGCTTATACTTTGTCTGGTGGTAGCTTAACTACAGAGGCTGGCTCAATTGACTGGATCTTCACGGTTGTCGGAGAGTAATTTTATTTTTTCTTCACCCACCAGAACAACAAACCAAGGTGGGGTGAAAGTATGAAGGAGTGGGTTCAAAAGGGGTGGTTTCTGGATTTAGAGGACATAAAACCGCAATACAGACCTGACCCGAACTATCGATTCTTCTATGTTAAGAAGCAGAGACTAACAGAGCTCGAAGGACTATCAGTAACAGTTAAAAGCTTGAAGACTGGAACGATTGACCTTGCAAAGGTTGATGAGAAGGAAATCCTGAATCCTGAGAGCAAATCGATGATCTTCCAGTGTGCTTATGGAATCTACCCCGATGTCAAAGCCTACATGGAGCATCCCATTGACTACTCGATAGGCAAGATCCCGAAGGAGCTACCATCTGACAACTACAGAGTAGGTATGATCTCGCAGGTTGACAGCCCATACGAAGAGCCGAACCTCGAGAAAACGGAGTTCTGGATCATCAAGGATCTCGCCCACAAGCCGAGGATCCACATCTACAATCCGCATGATATTGACCTAACAGCACATGTAAAGATCATCATAAACAAGCTGATTGTCGAGCCCATAATTGACAGAGAAACTATAAACCAGCTCGAAAGGAGGATCAAGCCGTCAACGCCTGTGTATTTGAAGGTAGAGGTCGAGTGAGGTGGTCTGAATGGTCGAGGTAAAGGTCGTTAAGAAGTACAATCCGAGAACCAAGGCTTTAGAGCCCGAGGAGCTTCCGACTGACATTAAGCCGCTGTTCGCAGCAAGAAAGACGGCTACCGCCGCAGAAGACTTGAGCATGGGGTCGTACACCGTTCCATCTGGAAAGATAGCCATCATAACTGGAGTTAAGTATTCTTCAGGCTCGCAGGATACATGGTTCCAGTTCAGCGGTGATATCTCCGATTATGCATACCTTGCAGGTGCTGGGGAAGGGATGCTTGCAGGAAGTCCCGATAATCCAGTATGGACCCTCGACGCTGGAGAGAGTATAGTTTCTACGGTTCTTGGAGCTCAGAGCGGAGTTACCTATGCAGTTGTGATCTACGGCAGGCTGAGAGACAAGGTGTTCAGGGGTCTTACGCCTACTGGCTAACCTAATTTTTAGCGGGGTGATCAGGGATGCCTGGACTTAAGGTCTTAAGTGTCAGAATAACTACCAGACAGATGGAAGATCAGGCTGTAACAACAGCTAAATTAGCTGATTCTGCAGTTACGACACCTAAGCTTGCGGATAGTGCAGTTACATCACCTAAAATTGCTGATGGATCCATCGATACAGTTGATCTCGGAGATAGCATAATTACTGCTCCGAAGATAAACGATGACTTCTTCCAAGCGGGACTTGATGCAATCGACTCAGTTGAAACATGGATTACATTTCCAAAGGCGTTTCCAGATGTGCCTTATGTAGTTGCTACTCCAGTAACGGGAGCTACAACCGTTAAAATTACAGAGAGAACTGCTGGTTCTTTCAAGTGGGTCGGTGATGCAGCAGGAAGTGCGATCTGGATCGCCTTAAGAAAAGCCTAATGTAACAAGGTGTTAATATGAGAATTCTTTATAATTCCGTAAGCCCCTTAACGATGTCAGGATACGGCAGATGCACAGCCGAGCTTGTTTACAGGCTTCTCGAGTGGTATGATATTGATATAGCAGCTTATCACGGAGTTCAGAACGCCGATATTACAGTAACTCTCGATGGTAAATATGGCCCTCGAGAAGTCAGAATAATAGGTGGCGATGGCTCAGTTTGGCATCCTCTTCTGCCCGAGTTAGCTCCGAAATACGATGTAGTCATATCACATTTTGACTTGTGGTTCGTCTGGCAGCAGCTGTGGCAGATAAAGAACGGGAGATTCACTTGGTGGGCTATCGTCGATCACGAGCCTCTGCCAGAGCCTGTTAGGCAGTGCTTGAAATCACCGAACATGGTTAAAGCCGTGCCAATGACCAACTGGGCTAAAGAAGTAATGCTCAAGGCTTGCGAAGCTGATGGCATCGATCCCGAAGTCGTTGCAGATCCTATTCCGCATGGGATCGATATCGAGGAATGGCAACCTGTCAAGGATCCTAAGATACCAAGGATTCCAGATGATGCCGAGTTCGTTGTATGTTCGGTAGTAGCCAATCACGGTCCAAGAGAGAACATCCCGACAATGATCGAAGCCTTCGCAATATTCCTTAAAGAGACTGGAGCCGACGCTTACTACTACATACATGCAGATCCGATATCTCAGACTGGTTACAATCTCCCGCAGGTCGTAAGGGCTTGCGAAGAGCTCTATGGTGTTAAACTAAAGGAGAGAGTGCTGTTTAAGGGATCTAAAAACAGGTATCCCGACGAATTCCTCAAGAATGTCTACAGCAGAGCCGATGTTCACTTGCTAACCATCATGGGAGGATCCTTTGAGATCCCGATCCTTGAGGCCGCGTGCTGTGGAACTCCATCAATCGTTACGAACTTCTCGGCTCCCGCAGAGGTTGTCGGATACGGAGAAAGAGGCTTACTCGTCGAGCCAGTAGGATATCTCTGGATGCAACTGGCTTCAGCAAGACAGGCGGTCGTTAACCCTTACGATGTGGCCAAGGCTCTGAGGATCTACTACGAGGATCCAGAATTGCGAAAACGCCATGTAAGGAAGATGATGGAGTGGATAGAGAAGAACGCGACTTGGGACATCGTGGCGGAGAAGTGGAAGAAGCTCATCGACGAAATAGACGAGTACCTGAAGTCTCTGAAGGTGAGAGAATGATCGTCGGAGTCCTGAACGGCTACTACAGGAGCGGAACTACAATCTGGCAGAGGATCATCGAGGAGTCCAGCCCGCACTTGGTGACGATACACGAGCCAGCGGGTCCAGCAACGGGGAGAGAAGTGTTGCAGAGGGTAGAAGTTAACCCAATACACGGTTGGGACGCGTACA